ATCGCACCTGCGGTTTCACCCAACTCCTCAATCACCTTTAACATTTGTTTTGGTGCATTTTCTTTTTTTAAGATGTTTTTATCATCTGCCCAACCAACTACATTATCAATTAAAATATCAAATGAAATTGATGGTTGTTCTGTGGGAAATTCTAATTCCGTCATTGTAACCTATTTTGTTGTTTAAAAAATATCACCCCAATCTTCGCCTTCACCTGCTTTTGAATAATCCGTAGGTCTAACTGCGAAGAAATCGGTGTGGGTCGTTCCACCCGTTAAGTGGTAGAACCAATCTAAATTTTCTGCTTTTTTCTTATTGTATTCAAAATCACCTGCATAACCCAATTCAGCCATTTTTTCATTGATTCGTTGAATGATGAAATTCTTTAAATCATCTTTTTTAAGATTTTCTAAATCTCCCATTTCAAACATTTTATCAATGAAATCAAATTCTAAATGCATGATTAACTCAGCTGCTTTGTGAACTGATTCTTTTGCTTCATCTAATAATTCTGGAAATTCTTCACACATATGTCTGAATAATTGACATCCCATCTTACTATGAAGTGATTCATCTCTAACACTCCACTTCATTTGTTGTCCAATACCTTTTAATAGGTTTCTCATTTGGAATGAGTAAAGAACTGCGAATGATGAATAAAGTGATACACCTTCAGAAAATGCAGAGAATATTGCTAAACTTCTAGCAACTTCAACTCTTGCATTATGATTAGTATCCAAATCATTTGGTGTCCAATCTGCAGTGGTGTTAGTTAGTAGATTGAATTTCTCTGCAGTTGCAGGTTCGTGCAAGAATGCAGAGAAATCATCCAATCCCAAAGTTTCATTTAAATAAGAATATGCAGTAGCATGAATAGTTTCTTGAGAACCAAACATCATTGCCATTTGTTTTATTTCATGCTTTGGAAACCATTTGGTAACCATCCCAGTCCAATAATCACTAACGGCACATTCGGTTTGAGCAAATCCCAAAAGAATATTACCAACTAAATGTTTTTCAGATTCAGTTAGGTGTTCATTCCAATCTTTAACATCACCCTGCATAGATATTTCGGTATGCAACCAAAACGCTTGTGCTTGTTTTAACCAACCTTCAGTATAGTAAATTGGAAATTCGAATGGTTTGTAAGGAATTCTTTCTTTGAATAGTATGCTCATATGACTCGTTTAACTTATTTTGCTTCTTCTACTGATACTTTTCTGTATTCTGTTACTAATTTTTTCAACTCACCAATTGCTTTTCTTGCTCTTGATTTAGCTGCTTTTGTTGTTCCGTTGTGTTCTGTTTCGAATTGTGAAAATAATTCTTTCATTTGTTCGAATAATTCATTTGAATTTGCCATAAAATTTATTTAGTTAAGTTAAACATTTGTTACAACACTTTGTTGTGTTGGTGAGTATAACTATTGTATATATTGAAAAACGGAATTAAAATTTTAAAGTTTTTTTTCATTTTTTCATTGTTCTACATTATACTCAATTTTTATTTTAAGTGTAATAATTTTTTGATATAGTGGTTTTATTTTTGAAATACAAAGATAGGTTCTAACTTCTCACCTTTACCCGAAACTGATGAAAGTATCAGATAAATTGTATCGATGTGTTTGAACCCAACTTCGGTTGAAACTCTTATAGTTTCAGATTCGATGGTTTTATATTTAGGAGTATTTGCAATATTTAACAACATTTTACCTCCTGGTTTCAAACCAAAAAAACAATTTGAAATTGTATCTTTTAAAAATCCATCAGTCCATTCAGATTCCGATGGATATTTTATATAAGATTGAGTATCCTCATCGGAATACTTTTCAGTATCAAAATATGGAGGTGATGTAAAACACAAATCTAATGAATTTTCATCTGGTTTGAATACTTCCGAACCTAACTGATGCAACTCTACTGATTTACCATCGTTTAACTCCCCATTTAACCTCTGTAATCCATTATATGTTTTAGTTGAGGGTTCTGTTCCAATATATCTTTTACATCTACTGGAGAGGAATCCTATCAACCTACCACCCCATCCACAACTCATATCCCAAACTACACCTTCGTTTCCGTAGGTATTGTAGATATATTTTGCTGCTGATGGTCTAAAATTAGATACTGATTGATTACCACCATAAATCTTAAAGTTTTGTCTTAATCGATTTAAGGTAAATGAACCATTACCATGTTTGATTTGCCAATCCCACGTTTTACGAATAATTTCTTTTAATTTTGTATCATCTTCCCAATACTGAATAGGTTTCATTTTATTGTTACCACATTCAACTTCTACCCAATGTGGAAAATATGTCCAAGCAAGAGATAACCCATGCATGGTTTGATCTATCTTCCCATCACGTAATAAAGCTTGTTCATCGAAATTTCGTAATCCGTTTAATACATCTAATCTTTTATGAGATGGAATATTATAATGAGGAAACCCACGTTTTCGGTGATATTGGAATATAATTTCTAATGCAGAATCAACATCCGTTATACTAAAAACATTTTGGGTAACCTTATAATAATCCAAATCTAATTGGTCATATTCTACAAATTTATTAAAAGAATTATAGTTTATCATTATCCCATATTCTCTACATATTTTTTATGTAGTAATTGTTTTTGAACTAATTGACCACTTGCAGATTCTTTTTGTGCAAGAATTCCATCTGGAGTATTTCCTTCATAAACTTCAATAAACCCAGTGTTAGTATCCATCTTACAAGGGAATGTAATTCCATCTTGTCCGAATCGGTTTTTCATAATGTGACAACGAGCAGTGTTATTTAATTTATCTTTCGATTTTCTACTCCAACTCATAATGAAATCTGCGTTCATTACTTTTGCATATGAATCAGCAATCTTATCTGCTTCAATAACTTCACTATCGATTGCCGAACGATTGGTTTGAGATGCAGTCCAGATAGGAATACCCAATTCACCACCCATACCTCTTAAATCAATATACACACCACCTTGTTCTGCATATGTTGAATCATTTTTGGATGAATGTGAAAGAAGTAAATCTGCGTAATCTACAATAATCAAATCAGGTTTATTACCCAATGAAACCATTTTCTCAATGTGTGCCTGTAATTTCTTTACCGTTACACCCTTTGGTGGATAATACTTAATAAGTAATTGTCCTTTTAAACCACCAATCTTATGTTTGACTTCTTCGGTTCGTTGTTTTAAATCTGCAGATGGGATATGTGTAAAGACAGTATCGTATCGTGCACCTACATAGTGTTCTGATAATTCCATCGTATAATGAACCACACTCAATCCACGTTTTACGGCGGATGCACCTAATGCAGTTAAAATCCAAGTCTTACCAACACCCGATGGTGCAACTACTACTCCCAATTCACCCGGTCCTAATCCACCATCCATAAGTTCGGTAACAGGTTCCCAGTCAGTTGGGACAGTATCTCTCTTTACATCAATTGAACGTTCATCAAAATCTAAAATATAATCGTGACCCAAATTGTTTTCAACTCCAACTTTTAAGGCCTTATCAACTAAATCTTTGATTTTATCATAAGAACCTGCTTTTAATAAATCAACTGATTGTAGGATTACTCCCTTTAAATTTTGGTTAATACAGAAATCAGAAAATTCACTTTTAATGTATTCTAAATCTGCATTACCAACTTGTGTCCAAATATGTTTTAATTGGTCAACTACCGTCTTCTTTAAGATATCATTATCAACTTTTGATAACTGAACCTTAAATACATCCAATGTTGGTGCTTTTCTATACTCTGAATGATAATCTAATATTTCAGATATAATCCATTTGTTTGCTTCACTTTCAAAAAACTTTTGAGTTGTGATTTCAGCAACGGTATCTAAAAACTTATTATCAGTAATGAGTGCAGAAATAACCTTACTTTGGAAAGATTGACCATATTTTGATAAAGTATCTACTTCTTGCATTTATTCTATAACTTTTTTATTATTCGTATAAAGATACGAAATAAATTTGGTAATTCCAAATTTTATATATACTGATTTATGTAGATTGGGGTTAGTTCACCTAAATATGCACAAAACACATTGAATTCTAAATATTCCCATGCTTCTTCGGCTGTCATTTGTTCTACCTTTGTAGAAATATCAACCATTAATTCTTTAGAATAAACTAAATTACCCTCATCAGTTATTCCAATTATAGCAGAATCATATCCATGAGGATTATCATCTAATCCAATTGGTTTTAAAGAATGACATTCACTTGCCAATTCTAAAATCGTTTCTAAATTGACTTTCATATTTTTAATCTGTGATAATATTTCCGAATGTAATTTTCAACCAATCGTTTATATCGCCGAATGCGTTGACAACTTTGTATTTCAACAAAATTTTAAGAAAATCTATTTTATTCAAAGGTTTAATTGGTTCACCAAATCTATCTAAAATATTCATCTTAATACTTCCACTAATATCTGGGTCTGCTAATTGCATTAATTCTCGATTCATTAGAATTTGAGGTTTTGCTTCTAATATATCACTATATAATTTAATCTTACCTTTCGATTCTAACTTCTTTTCTTCGGATAGTCTAAACAAATCATCTACTGATAATTTAACATCCTCAGTCATCTCAGGAAACCTCTTTACAAGAGTTTTAATACCACATCCATATACTCCGGGAATATTATCTGATTTATCACCATCTAATACACGATAAAGAAGTAAGTTTTTAGATTCAATACCAAATTCTTCTTTAATAGCCTTTCTATTGTAAATTTTCTTTTTGGTGGGTGACCAGACGATAGTCTTATCATCAACTAATTGTAGGAAATCCTTATCAGTTGACATAACTACCGCCTGCTCATCTTCCTTTAAAAGTTGTGTAGTGATATAAGCCATAACATCATCAGCTTCAACTCCATCGTAAATCATAGTTGTAACCGGTAGATAATTAAGAATCTCATTTAACCAAACGAATTGGCGTTTCATTGATTCTCTTTCATCTTCTTCTGTCATAAAATCAGCATATTGCCTATTTATTCGGAGTTTGTTCTTATCTCTATCTGCTTTATATCCACTAAACTTCTTCTTGCGTTCTTGCGAACCACCTTTACCATCAAAAACTATAATACATCTTGTCGGTTGTGTTTGTCTGATTGCATATCCAATTGATTTTAAAACACCAGTTACACCTGCTACGTGATCACCATCATCATTCATTGTGGGAATGGATGACCAGCATCTGATAAATGTGTTCAATCCATCAATAATAAGAACCCTAGAGTTCTTATGTTTATTGACATTTTGGTTGCGTTCTTGTTCAACCGAATTCAAAATATTTTTATATAGTTCTTTCATTTAATTTGTTTTAATCATCCATACCAGGACCTGAGGTTTCTATTTCCATATCTTCAACATCATATGTATCTGATTTATATTGTAAGATTGTTTCTTCACAAATCTTTTTATAAATTTGCTCTCTAACATCAACTCTATTTGTCATCAAATCAATGAAATCTTTGGATTGGAATTTAATAACTTCTCCAGTATCCGTATCGGTATATTCATACCATGCACCTGCTTGTTTTACAATCTTATTGTCTTTCATTACGGTTAACCACGAACCATAGTTATCGATACCTCTATCAAAGAAAATATCAAAATCTGCTGCTCTCAATGGTGGACCCATTCTGTTTTTAACAACTTGTGCTCTAACTTTCATACCAACGATTCTGTCTTGACCTCCTGTCTTAACTTTAATCTGTCCCATTCCTTTCAAACGCAATCTTACCGATGCGTGGAATGCTAAGGCTTTACCGCCAGATGTTGTCCATGGGTCACCGAACGGCATTGCGTTCATCTTTTGACGTAATTGGTTGGTATATACTAATAAGATTTTCTGTCTTCCAATCATATTAGTAATCTTTCTCATCGCTTTCGAAATGATGATTGCTTTATCGGTAGCATAACCATCTTTACCATAATCTGCTGCTAACTCCGTTTTTGTTGATGCGGCTGCAACTGAATCGGTTACGATTGTTACCAAACGATTTTTATCCGTTTGTCTAACTTTCTCAATGATTGTTTCGGTAAAGTCAAAGATTTGTTCAACTGAATCTGCTGATACATAAAGTAATTTTTTCACATCCACACCGATTGCTTCTAAAAATTCTCTACTTACTGCAGTTTCTGTATCAATCAATACTGCAACACCACCTTGTTTCTGCGTTTCCGCAAGTAAGTGGGCTGATAGTAATGATTTACCACTTTGTTCTAATCCCGTAACTTCAACAATTCTACCTACTGGCAAACCACCATAAGGACGATTTGAAATCGCTACATCTAACATTGCACATCCGGTTGATACCCAACCCTCAACGTTTGTAGGGGTTGAATCATCATCCAAAAAGAATGCTACCTTTTGGTCTTTTGATTGTTTATTTAGCTCACCAGCTAGGATATCGGCTAAATCCAATTCTTCTTTCTTTGCCATAAAATGGTTTTAATTATGAGTTAAATAAATCATCGAATGCTGCTTCAACATCAGATGTAGTCTGTGAAACTGCTGGTGCAGATTTCGGAGTTTCAACTGAACCACCTAAATCAACTGATTGTTGAGATTGTTTTGGTGCAATTGCTTCTTGACTAACTGATTTTGGTTCAGATGATGTTTCACCTGCGGCAGATGGATTTAACCAACTTTCCAATACACCTTTCAATTCATCATAAGATAACTCTTGATACAATTCAGTAATTGCAGTTTGATTTTCAATGAAATCAGTTGCTCTTGCAGAATCTTCTGAAATTGGTGTTTGGTTTGGTTTAACTCTTAATGTAGTTGTTGGATAAGATGTTCCTGCATCTTCTGCTGATACATATTCAACCGTTAAATCTCTACCTTCGATTGGGTCAGTAATATCACCATAATCAGGATCTGCGATGTATCCTAAGATTTCTTGATAAACTGTCTTACCAAATCCCCAAAAACGAATACCTTCACCTTCTTCACCTCTAACGATGACAGGAACGAAGGTTCTCAACTTAGGCTCCATTGCCTTTGCTGCTTTCCAATCTTCCTTATCACCCATACGTTTCAATTTGTCAGCAAACTCTACGATAGGGTCAGGTCTTCCAAATGAAATTGGTGAAAGATAGGTTTTGTTATTTACGTTGTAATGGAAATAAAGTTCGATAAATGGATTATCTTTGTTGAACTTGTAAGGAACGATTCGGACTTGATGTTTGCCAGGAGTTGGTTTCCATAATGCATCCGATTTCTTTTGTGTGTTTTGTAGTTTGTTTAGTCTACCTCTAATTGCGTTAATGTCTAATGCCATTGTTTTTAAAGTTTTAAGTTGTAGCTAACTAACTGATAGTCAGAGAGTTACGGGTTAATTAATTAATTTGTTTTATGGTTTTATTTACGAGTCTTTCCTACTCGCGGTGTGTATATATAAGTATATGATTTACCGATTTTCATATAAGTTTTTCGATAAAGTTATCAACTTTTTTTACTATACAAAGATACGAATAAAATTTGATATAACCTAATTTATTAATATAAATAATTAGTTAATTCAGCGAAAGATGTTCCATATTTATCTTTAAAATCCGAAATACTATCAATCCAATAATTATTTTTACCATCTGGTGCTCTGAATTTAAAAGTATTTTTTATTTGAAGATATTTCCATGCTCTTTCATCACCATATTCATTAGTTAATTCCTTAAAAAGATTCCAACTATGGGTAGTCAAAGATGTTCTATTTAAACGACCAATGAATTGTATTCCACCTGCCCTAATAGTTTCTTTGGTATCTTCGGTTTTAGGAAGTGGATTTCTTAACGAAACTCCTGCACACAATGACGGAATATTGATACCATAATTACCTTTATATATGACTATTAATAATCTAGCAGATTCTGATTGGGAATTCATCTTAGACAACCATTCGTTGGATGTTCCGTGACTACCCGTTTCATTACCCTTATAATCATATTCAACCCAACCTTCTGCAGTTGTTGCTATAAATGTATAATCTTTATTTATGAGTGTATTATCTGCTTTAACAACATCGATAACCTTTTTTAAGGTAAATCGGTTATCACTACCCGAATCAATTTGAACTGACATTATTCCAGTAAATTTGGGATGTGCATCATTGTATGGAGTGTCTTCTAAAAGCAAAGATAATTCTCGTTCTCTATTTGTTACCTCATCACTTAGAAATTTTATTTCATTTTTTAAGATATTAATATCAGAATAGTCACGAGTAGTATAATCAGTAATTTGTAACAATTCCCACCACTTTTGAAATAAAATCATTTCAGATTTTGATGGCCATTCATTTATGATTTTCATTTCTTCATCAAATTCAAGTGGTAATTCACCTAATTGTTCTCTAGTAGGAGTTGCTGTAAATCCATATAAATGTGCTCCTGCTTTAAATAAAGTATATAAATTTTTAAAATATGTACCTAAATACTTATCAGATGGGTGACCTTTTGAATTTTTATAATTATCAGGTGTGGTGGTGCTACCATAACTAAATTCATCACGTGTGATTAAAACCTTATTACCATAATCTTTAGTAATTTGTAATATGGTTGGATTTGAAGAATCTTTAAACATTTCAGCAATTTTTTTATCGGTTAATACCAAAATCACCTTTCTACCATTTGCCAATGCATTGGTAACAACTGTCCAATCAATTTTATCATTACTATATTTAATTAATGGATATGGACGGCCTTCGAATGAAGATGCTAAATAGTGTTCAATTTCAGCCTCATTTAATGTTTCTTTGTGGGGTGCAATGTGAATATGTAATGATCCATATTTTTCAAAAAATAAAGGTGACATTATATTCCATATTGTATAAGTTTTACCAAATCCGGTTGGAGCAGTTAAAATTTTAATATCGTTTGGATTATTTAATGTATTCTTAAATGGATTGATTAAATATTTTTCACTCAATTCCTGTCTCAATGTATTTAAATAATTTGGTTTAAATACGTTTTTATTTTTCAATTCAAATTTAGCCATAGTTTATATTTTAACGTTATAATGTAAAGATACGAAATATATTTGATATAACCAAATAAAAAATGGACTTTATTTAGCCCATTTTCCATTCTTTACAATCTGTGCGATAATTCCATATACGGATAAATCCATAAAAGTATCATCAACTGGTTCTCCTACATTATCCTTATTACCAAGAACAACTAATTGTTTCAATCTCTGAACCTTATCATTGATTCTGAACCACAATCCTGTCAAAGATAATTTAACATCATCTTCGGTTTCTAATGAACTACCTACTGCAATATTACCAGGGCCGTAGTTAGATTGTTTTAAACAAAATAATTCATATTGGGTAAACATAATTCGTTTAAACTCATCCGTTGTTTCAGGATATTGTTCTTCAATTTGTCTTACCACTTCTGGATTATCATACTGCACTGCACGAATATCATCTTCTTTTGGTAGGATATTCATTTGTAAATTTGTTTTAGCAGTTTCTTTGATTACTCGTCTTTCGTTTGACATATATTATAAATTTTGAATTTTTTCTAAGATTTCGGATACTTCATTTTCAGTAATACTACCCACCACATCATCGGTAATCGGTGTATCATAGGTAATATACCCATCTTTACCAAAGACTGCTAATTCGTATAATCCAGCATCACCCCCATAAGTGTAAGGTCCTTGTACTACACTAGCACCATAACCATTTGAAAATTTGATTATTGCTTGTTTACCAAATCCCATCGGATGCGGTTTGAATTGTAAATCGTTAAAATTGATTACGTTAAGATTGGTTGTTTCTTTTACTGATGAATCCATTGTTTATAGTTTATTTATTTGTTTTTACAAAGATACGAAATTATTTTTACATTACCAAAGAAAACTGATATTATTTTTCATCAGTTTCTTCGATTACTAAATAAGGAGTTTCCCCTAAATATTTAATTGTACCAGATTCAATGAGTTTCATTCCTAATTCTGGGTTTTTACTTCCAATCAATTCGATTGTGTGAGCCATATAAATTGTTTTCATAATTACCAACTTGCATTATATTCAAATTCATCGGCATCTTCATCTTCCAATGCTTCGGTTAAACATTTAATTGTATGGGCGATATCATTATAATACCACTCATCGTAATCAGTTCCACCAAAGAAGAATCCACTAGCAGATGGTAATAATTCGTCTGCCAATGAATTATCGGCTTCAACTCTCTTACACAAATTTAATAATTCTTCTAACTTCTCTCTACTGACAAATGAAAATTGACATTCATCGATTCCATTTTGACAATTTTCAACAAACCAACGATGAATTTGATTTGCTTTTCGCCAATAAGCGATTTCTTCAACGACATACTTAATACGTTCTGGTTTGATTTTTGTATCAATCTCACCACCAGTTTTCACAATTACCTCATTTGAAAATTCTGGTTTATAAAAATCGCCTTGTCTAATATAAGTTTTCTTGTACAAATAACTATCTAATCCCATAATTTTATTTTTTAATTTTTAATAATTCTTCAATTGTTTCTTTGCGAGTTTCTGCTAATAGTTGTTTATGTAGTTTTGAAATACGATTGTGAGCAGATGAAAATGTAAGAATTCTACCAACACCTGAAATGTAATACATGCCTAAAATAGATTTGGTATTAGTAATATACGGCATATCACCAATGTTAATAATACTATCTTCAAACGGATTTAATTCTGCTCCCTTTGGTATATGAACATCTAACGCTTGATTAACAATTTTTGTTTTTAGAATTCTACCATATGTTAAGTAACTTGCTAATTCGAATGCAAATAATACGATTGATAATACAATCATAAATGCGAATAATGTTTCTAATACTGCGTTCATTATACTATAAGTTTTTTTGTGATTTTTAAAATTGTTTCTTCATCTTCTTTGGATAATCTCCAACTATTACCAATGAGTTTAATAACTTGGTCATCCCATTCACCACGGACTTCATCATCAGGATGTGCTCCTATTTGTTTTGGACAATACCCATCATCGTAAAGGTCATCTACTAATTCTTGTTTTTCTCTATCAGACATTCCCCATAGAACATCTTCAATATCAACATCAATACTTGCCATAATTTTTTGTTTTTAGTTTTGTTTTTTAATATACTCAATATCAATATCACCAGTTAAGATGATTTTTTTACCATCAATGGAATCGAAGGTGATTCCTCTACCATACATTCTAAATGTATTTGCGTAATAAATTTTATCATTACCACTCTCAATACGATAAGTTGCGGTATCATACTCATCATCAGTCATTACATCGTAACCTAATCTAAAAAGAGCAGTTAATAGACCTACACCAATACCATAAATTATTATTTTACCTAATTTCATATTTTAGGGGTTAAATAAAACAATTAGCATTACACATTGTTAATAAGAATATATTTTTTCTACAATCAGAATCTGCTCTATTCATAGCCAAATACAAATTGTTAGCAACTACCGCCTCTACAAACCCACCGCCTGAATATGATGTTTTATCTCTCGTAGTCATAATAGAAACCATAATATCAAAAATGTGTTCACTTACATTTTCTTCATTCCATTCTTTAGCAAATTGAATTGCTCGTTCTCTGCATTGTTCTCTGATATCCATATGTTTTAATTTTTAGGTTTTACAATTACTTCTAAATTATTATCTTCAAATTTGAATCCTACAACCTCACCACCATGTTCGGCATCTTCTACCGATTGTAAGAACTTTTTTAAATCAACTGCTCTCAAAAAAAATCCACCTTTTGCTTCACCATCTGTGAAATCTTCTCTCCAAAAAATATTACCTTCAAATGTGTTCATAATTTTATCTATAAAGGGTTACAACGTTTCCAAAATATCTATCAAATGTATTAACCAAATGTTCATAATCTTTGGCTTTCATATCCTCACATATCGCTTCTGAATTCATTCCTAATTGTCTTGCTAAACTAACAGCAGTTCCTAATAGGAAAAAAGCATTACCTTGTGGTCCAGTTAAATCAATCTCAATTCTGTTATTTTTCTTTTTCGTTATCATATCTCTCAATCTTATATTCAAATATACAAATAATATTTTACAATTCCAAATATTTTATCATTTATTTTTAAGTTCTAAAATGAGCTCCACCACCATAATTGTATGAAGGACGTGGTGTATATGCAAATGCAGGTTTTGGGTTAATTGAATCCCACGCAGATTCCCACTTTTCAGGCATTACTCCATTTTTGAACTCTAATACTGCAGGTTCTAATTTATCTAAAAATCGTTGAACTTCTTTAATTGGGAATTTGTAGAAAGTGTTTAAACGAAGTGTTTTATCTACTTCGATAAACAAAATGGTACGTGTATTGATTTTACATACCTTTAGTTGTTTGGTTTTGGTTGCTTTACCTAATGAAACTGTCACATCCATCATCTGACCAGCAAGAACTCTACTAAAATCTGTCATATCGTTAAAAGTTTTATAGTTTATCTGTTATTACAAAGCTAATATACAACGTTTTTTTCAAATTTCCAAATATTTTACCACTTATTTTAGGCAAAAAAATAACCCATTGGATTTCAATGGGTTATAAAGTATTATGTATCTATATGTTATTGTTGATTTAATTCAATAACTTCGAATATTCTTGTACTGATTTTCTTAGTTCCTTCGGTATTGGTTACTATGATACAATTCTTATAGTTATCCCAATCAATAGTAAAATTCTTATCCGCAACACCACCATTCAATTCTTTAACCAACTCGTTTAGAGCGTTGATGGTGTAAAGAGTATTTGATTGTTTTTTTCTATGAACTAAAATAGTATCTTTTAAAGGTTGTAATGGTTTATATTGCGTATCTATATTATATGTAATAAATAATTCATCTAAATTACTTTTATTTTGTAAGACATAGATGTAGTTATAAACTATATGATAAGTTTGTTTTATCTTTTGTAAAATATCTTGTAAATCATCCTTTGTTGTAAAGGTGCACAAAAGTTGTGTTTGCATTTAGTCTCTCCTCCATTGTGTTGGTTTGACTATAAGTATATTTTTTTAAAACGAAACTATGATTTTAAGGTAAAATTTCCCCATTTGGTCGTTCACCATCTCCTGTAAATGACATCTGAATTCCACCACCATTTCTACCTGCAGTTCTTTCGTTACGAATGGTCAATGAGTAATCATCTGGATTATCAGTTCCTACATCTGTTTTTGAATGTGGTTGACCGTTTTCATCGTAATATTGTTTATTATGTGAAAGTCCATAACCACCAGAACTACGAATATTTTCAGTTAATAAAACGGCGGATAAGAACACATCAGGACTTAATCTTGTTTTGAAATTAGGAACGTTGTTTTTTCCAATTAGTTTTTCCAACTTATCGGTAGTTACAATTTGTTGAATAGATGATTGATATTCTTTTTTAAACTTACTCAATTCTTTTTGGAACTCACCCCAAAATGCATCAGCATTAACATTGCCCAATTCACTTTCTAATTTAATACGAGTTTGTTCCAACTTAGTAAAGTAATCACTACATATCTTACTTACCGATTCCATTTCATCATCTGTAAATAAATCTGATAATGCTTGTGTGTTTAAAGATTTAGATAAAACATCTTTTATTTTACCTTTAGTTTCTTCAGCTGTCTCACCTTTAATCAATTCATCTTTCACCATTAAGGTATAACCTTTTTCACCTACATATTGTCCAAACGTATCTCTTTTTGATTCATCGGGATGTAATTGGGTGATTGCTTTCATATTGGCAGGACATCCGTAGATTCTACCTTCTTTACCAAATTTACAACTTACTAATGAGACAGTTTCAATATCATTATCACCACCTACTCTAATAATATCACCACCGGGGAATGAACCATTAGATGGTAAATAAACTTCTTCACCTCTTGCAAGTGATTCTTCATACAAACGATTTTCAGCAAGTTGTTTCATTACCGCCGATGCTGCTTCAGAATCTGCATTATTCAAATCAACCATTAAATCGTTATATGAATCTGCAATTGAATTAGCCAAATCTTCACTTGGAGCTTTATAGTTTGCTAACATCCCACTTAAACGTTTTTTATGATTTTCTAACGCATCAACATATTCTGCAGATATGTTACCTTTAGAAAGGTATTCTTTTGCTAATCCAATAGTTTTATTTAATGCAGGATTATCAAATGATTGTTGTAGGTATTCCTTAGTATAAGTTTTAGATGGATATAATATTTTACCATTTTCATCTTTTGGTGCGAAAATACCATGTTGACCTTCTCTAATTCTTGACAACACCGGAGATGATTGAAATAAAGCCTTTACTCTATCATCATCTTTTGGTTTGATTTCAAACTCTTTACCTAAATCGGGTTTTGCTGCTGCAGTTAAATTTTTCTTAATACCGGAAAAATCTACTTGGTCTAATTGAGTGTATTTTAAAAGTTGATTAACAAGAGTTTCGGTTGATTTAGTTCCATCACCAAATACTTTTCGTTTCCCACCTAAAACGTTAATATAATATTTACTACCACTTGCGTTAGTAGTAATTCTATACTCATCTCTGATTTTAGTTGCTAACTCTGATTTTACATCATCGGAAATTGATTCATCAAATAATTTTTGAGTTAATTCATAACATTTATTTGCTACATCATATTGATCAGAAGATAAGGTTGTTTTATTCTTTTCGATTTGTTCCTTAACACGTTTTAAAACAATTGAATTTTGTTTATCATATTTAGGTTCATTCGATGAAGTTGAATTTGGAGTATCCTTTGCAGCTTCAGCTTCTCTCTTATATCGTTCTTCAGTTGACTTATTATCCGCACCGGTAAAAATATTTACAGATGGAGTTTGCGGTTCGTTTCCATCACCTCCACTTTGTGCAGATGTTTGTGCATTTTGAGGTGCTGCGGCAGTTTCACCGGCATCACCTTGTTTTGATTTTATTTTCTCATACTCATCTGCAGAGATAGGTTTTAAATTACCCGAATCATCTTTGTTGTATTTTTGAGCATTTTCTTTTTCTTCATCACCTTTTTTAACATAAACTCCTGCACCTAAGTGAGTGTATTTACTGTCAGGTCCTTCAGTTTCTGCGGGTGCTTCGGTAAGATTTTTTATTAGTTCATTTTTAATATCACCCATTCCCCATTCAGTTAGAATATCTGCGATAATACCAATGTGTTCTGGTTTTGACAGAATTGGGTATCCTTCTTTACTTCTATAAGAAAGTTCAGTTAATAATTGTGAAATAAAATCTTGTTTCTGCATTTCTTTTTACTTTTTTATGATACACAAATATACGAATAATATTTGATATATCCAAATTTATACCAATCTAATTTTTACAGAACCAGATGTGTGGTATAACCCACCCAATGGAACTCCTGCTACAGATGCTTCGGTATCATTTGCGTAATTATATGATGATGATACTTGTGATAAAATTGTGTATCCGTTTTGTATTTTTACATTTTCTGTATTTTTCCAAACCAACCCACTATTATAGAACATACTACCCGTTACTGCGGTTATGGTATCTACATCATGTAACGTAGATATTTTACCTCTCAACTGAGGTCTAACTAAAATAGTTACGTTTGTTCCATTTATAGATGTAACCACTGCTATCGTGGATTTTAATGCCGGTGCAGTTGGTAATACCTTAGTCATTTTACCAGCAGTAGTTGGATGTGGATACAGAACATCACCTTCTAACCAAGTTTCGTCTGCGGGTATTAAGTGTGTTTTACTAATATTCCTAACATAGCCAAACCATGTTGCAAATCCTTCTGCATTATGTGCTATGTTTTCTGTTAAGATTCCAACCATAAAATCTGCCGGATATGTTCCGTTGCCAATAGCCTTTACAACCGAAATTCTATTTCCTTGTGCGATTCCGGCTGGATTTATCATTACCAAATCACCATCATTCAAATCTACCCCACTTTTATTTACAATTGGTGGATAATACATTTCTTGTCCAACTTGTAGTGTTGCATTATTTCCCATTCTCAAATCCAAAGTTTTATCAGTTGTATTTGCTGCAAGAGTGTATTGGGGTAAAATTGGTGGAATTGATGAACTATTGAAGGTGATTGAATTTACATCATATATAGAACCACTTATATCTTGATTACCTATAAAGTAGTTTGAACCAGTAGTTGCAAGACCTTCTCTTATACCATAGTATAGAGAACCATATGTAGTTTTTTTCGTTTCCCCATTATTGATAATTGGTAACGAATCACTTAATTCTAACGAGGTGTGTAAGTTTAAATCACTTATTCTTTTATCTGCCATAATCTATAAATATATTTTATCACCATTTTCTTGTAATAAAAAATTCCCATTTTCTTGTAAAAGAAATCCTTCATA